GAGAATGTTACACCAACAAAGATTATCCAAAAGTATTTCCTGATCATCACGATTGCATAAGAGCAGGTCTGTCTGAATCTTATGAGATCATATATGCTGAAGGTAATTTTACCAAAGACGAAATAAACAACTCCCAGTTGTATCCTAAATTTACTTGTATTCCTGCAAAAGACGAAGGCAAAGTAGTTACTTAAGAATCATTCTAAATTGTCTGCCCGTCCCAAGAAAGGGACGAACAAACAAAAGGTGTGAGAAGAGAATTTCTTTTTATATTAAAATAAATTGTTTGACAAGCATTCATTTGTTGGTATAGATTCCCATATATTATTAACAGAAGAAAGGAAAAAAATGTCAGAGAATGAAATAAAAATGATACTAGCTTTAACTTCAAATATTAGAATAGGTGTGTTGATGTTAGATAGAGCAAATGATTTAAAAGAAATGGAACTTTGTCTTAAGTATCCAGAACATAGAGAGATGATACAAAATAAATCTTATGAAGATAAAAAAGATGAAATGTTAAAAGGAACTCAACCTTATACATTAAAACAATTTGAGAAAGAAAGGAAAACAACCAATGGCCGATCCGAATAAATTTAAATCAGTATCCGTGCCAATTGATACTTATAAGAAGTTAAGTTATCTAGCAGATGGAAAATTTTTAGATGCGAAGTTAACTATCAGTAAAACTATTGAAGCATTAGCAACACGTGCAGCAAAGAAAACAGGATACAAAAATGGAAAAGCGAAAGACTAAAATTATCTGTGATCATTGCAAAGGCAATGGTTATTTAAGAGAGAGCAATGGTTCTTATACCGAAGTACATCAGTGTCCTACTTGTAATTCACAAGGTGAGGTAGTAGCTGAAATATATGAACAACTACTTAATGATATTCCTGAAGGCGCTACGGGAAAAGAGATTGCTGAAATATTAGAAGGTGATAAGAAAGTTACTTTACAATGACAGAGGCTGAAGCTGCATATATAGCAGGGCTTTTTGATGGTGAGGGGACTATCACTTATAAAAAATATAAAGAAAAGAAAAAGAATGGAATCTATGATTGTTGGCGTATCTCTATGGAGATTGCAATGACCGATAGATCTGTTCTAGTTTGGTTAACAGAAGTTTTAGGTTGTGGGACCTTAAATAAAAAACCTAGAAAGAATGGACACAAGATGCAATATAGGTGGCGTTGCGTGTTTAGAGATTGCTTTCACGTGTGTTGTTTATTGTTTCCTTACGCTCACGTAAAGTTAGGTAAGATACAACAAGTAATCGAACACTACTCTACGATTGAAAAAAAAGATAATGTAATAAACTTTGAACACTACAAGATGTGGATTAAAAATTAATGAAAAGAGATAATAAATTTATCTATCCTAGAACGGTACGAGAAGCGATTGAAGGTAAGCGTCATTATAATATTAATGATAAAGAAAAACTACCCTCGGTGACTACGATATTGTCAGCGACTGAACCGGCCGAGAAGAAGGAAGGATTAAAAAGGTGGCGCGAGAAGATGGGAGAGGAGAATGCGACGCGGATCGTGGATGAGTCGGCAGCTAGAGGTACTGCGATGCACAAGATTCTTGAGATGTATATCCTTGATAAAGGTTATTTGGATGAGACCAACGTTGGAAAACAGGCCCATAATATGGCTGTAAGGGTCATAGAGCAGGGTCTATGCAATGTTCCGACATACTACGGCACAGAATGTACTTTGTACTATCCTGGGCTGTATGCGGGGCAAACGGATCTTGTTGGGGTACACAAGGGTAGTGATGCTATAATAG